CCCGAACGACTGAGCGATTGTAACGTTCGGCTGCTTCAGCGTATGCAGCCTTTAATTGAGCCGCACGGGAAGCTGCTTGTCTTGCTTCAACCAAAGTTGTAGCATCTTTTGTGGCAGCATAAAGCTTCTTTAATTGAGAAGCACGAAGACGTAATGATTCTTGAAGCTTGAGCTCTTTAGCCATTTGTAGACGAACTGACTCATTGGCAGGTTGTCTTTTCTGGACATTCTTGTCCTTGGTATTGTGCTCGTCGTTGTCTTTTGCTTGACCCATAGAAACTATTTCGTCCACATCAACTTCTAATAAGTCGTCTTCATCGAGGCATTGTTTAGCTTCCATCTTCTTTTTAGGTGCTTTAGCAGCAGCGGCTGAAGTTCCTTCATCACCACCGGCCTTATCTGTCTCATCCGTCATAGTAAGCTCGTCGAGATAAGCTTCAACTTTTGCCATGGCATCAATTTCATCCATGCCATACATTTCCTCGTCCATACCGCATGATGCTTCGGTAAGATCCATGTCTAAAGGTTCACCTTCTTCTTCGGCGCCGCCGAAGTCATCGAACTCTTCAGGACCAGGACGTTCGCCTACTTCAAGTGCGCCTGATTCTGATTCGTCAGCTTCACGAAGAAGCTTCATGAAAGCGATTTCACGACGAAGCATGTTTTCATCGATTTCAACGACGGCATCGTCATCAAGGCCCAGTACTTCAAGAAGACCTTCTTCTTTTTCTGGTTCACCTTCTTCACCTGGAACTGCTCCAGCTTTAGAGGCTTCTTCTTCGCCTTCTTCGCCTTCATCAGGTTCTTCGCCTTCAGCGCCTTCTTCTTCTTCGCCCTCACCATCGAGGACGAGATCTACTGATGCATCATCAAGAACTTCTCCTAGGTCAACACCAGGAAGATCCAGTTCGATGGTAACCTTATCTTCATTTAGTCTTCTTTTCATTGTTGTCTCCTGAAGCTTTTCTAGCTTTTCTAAACATTTTCTAACTTTCAAACCGTATCCTAACCTGGTGGTAGGATCATCAATCTTCTTGTCTATGAACTCATAGATCACGTCGATCATGTCTCCCAAGTGAGACACATTAGAATCAAACTCTGCTGATTCAGTGATTCGTGAGTCCACCTTCGCCAACGCCTCAACCATTTTTTCGACGTAGCGTAGCTTTTGTTCCATTTGGCCGGTGGATGACGGCATCTTGGCAGAGACGAGGTTTTTTACGGAAGCATCGAAAGACTCAACCTTCGCTGAAGGTGCTAGTTGAGCAAGGTCGACGACTAGTTTTTTTGTTGTACGTCTTTTAACTTCTTCGACGTCTTTACCATTGGGTTCAACTATAAGTTTTTCGCCTTTATCACCACAGCGATTGACGACTTCTTCTTCTTCCACTTCAAGATCTTCGACCGCTTCTGCCAAAAGTTCTTTTTCAATCAGCTCCCGAATGCGAGGAGCGACCGCCTCGACGACAGCACGTTTCGCATTGTCTTCGGCGATTTCCTTGACCTTCTTCAAATCCGCAATTGCTTCTTCATAGAGCTGCTTTGACATGATCTTTTATTACTCCGTATAAATCAACCGCCGCTGGAATCAGATGATCCCATCTTTCCTTGGACGCCCAAGACCTGTGCGGCAACTTTCTTAGCATATGCAGCAGGTGACTTGGTGCCTGTGTTCGGGCCGCCAGGAACGTACGACGGCTTGATGTCGCTTGCGGCAATCTTTGGATCTGAATTCTTGTCAACACCCTCTGTCTTGCCCGGCCCAGGAGACGATTGATCGGGAGAAAAAGAGTTTGCAGGATCACCGGCTTGCTTCCAAGCGCCTTCAGCTCCAGCCAAAATGTCAGGAGCATCTGCAAAGTCCAGGTTCACTCCGTTACCGAAATAAGAATCTCCAACTTGAGATGCCGGCTTTAGGCTTGTGTTACCTGAACTTACGACCGCCGTACGATAACCTACTTCATTACCAACGAAGGCGCTGGTCGGACCTGCTGGGAACAGTTTACTCAATAAAATGTTCTTTGCATTGCTTTCAGGAGCATAAATTGTGTATTTTCCTTGACCAGACATATCATCCTCCGCTTCTACGAATGAATCTCATACAGCACAGATTCACTTTCCGTGTTTTGCTGCCGCCTTCTTGTCTGCCATCTTCTTTGCAGCAGCCTTCTTGTTTGCCATCTCCTTGTCTGCCATCTTCTTTGCGGCAGCCTTCTTTGCGGCACTCTTCTTGGCCTCATGGATCTGTGCAAGACGATGGATCAGGCGAGTCTCCTCGAGGCCTAGGGCCTTGTAGTGATCGATGGGATTTTCAAGAGCATTGTCGGTTCCGAACTCATCAGCATCGAGCTCGTCGGCATCGACGTCTTCGGGCTGTCTCATGTCGCCGAACAGCTTGGACTCATTGAATCTTGAAAGTTCTTCTGCAATGATCTTCTTTAAAACGGTCGTTGTTAGTTTCATAATGGCAAACCTCGTGCAAATATATATTGTTTAATTATTATAGCTTAGAAAAAAATTAAAATTTCTTTGGCGTTTCCATGAAAGCGAGTTGAGCCCACTTCGAAGAAGCATCATCGCCAAACAGATCTTCAGGCGCTGTTGCCGCAACAATGCTTTCTATCGAGCCTGCAGGTGGAGGAGGCTGCTGTCTCGTGTTCTCGTTCATCATTGACGGTAACGTGTTCATCGCTGTGTCGGCAAGGATGGACGCCATCACGGGATTTCCTTTAGACTCCCTTTTTATCGTCTCGGCCATCGTTTGTCCGTATTTCACGTGATCTCCTCGGCGAGGAGTATGAGATTGCTGTTTGATCTGAGGAACCTGCTTCCTGGATCTCATTGCAGCCTCTTGAAGCGGTGTTGCTGATGAAGACCCTATTCCCTCAGAGAGGATCTCTACAAGGCATTCTTTTACAACGTTTTTTAATTGTTGCTTTGTAATTCCCATATCAACCAATACCTTCCCAAAAGGTATCTCCATTTAAAGATCCAGTTAAAACCGGCATCATCGAAGCATCTATTCCTACTAATTCTGCAAATATGCTAACAGGATGAGATTGGCTAGAGTCAGAACGCAAAAACAAATCTTTTATTCTACAATCAAATTCAAATTGTTCTCCGCCGTCTATTTTAAAATAGTTTGCATTTTCTACACCATTTTTTGTAAAACCCACACGGACGTGGTCGTTGCTTCCAGTGTAGTGATTCCATACAAAAACGCTTTTAGTAATTTTTTTGAAGCTGTATTGATATGTAACACCTGGTAAAATTACTGATGATGTAACCCACGGCAGTCCGGATCCCATGAACTCTGTGACGGAGTTAAACCCACTTCTTGGATCATTCATTCCCATGGTTCATTTACCTTTCGACGACAATATGTCGTTTATGATTCTATCAATTCTATCTGATTTTGTGAACAGTTTTTGTAATTCTTCTGGATTTATTTGACGACCTTCAGCCATCATAAAAGCTCCGGGTGTCGAAGGTTCTGAGACAAAGTCCCAGCATATCAGCTGAAAATCATCCTGCACTATCTGATAATCACCTTGCTTCTTGGTCGTTCCGACTCCACGAGAAGAGATGCCAAGCTTCACGCCTGACTCAACTAGAGACTGAAGGATCTTTCCAGAAGGTGTGTCAAGTATCTCAACAGTTCCATAGACGACGTCACCATCAACATGAGCCTCACGAACGATGTGAGACACGTTCTTCAAGTTAACGACAGAGGAATCAGGATGATCCAACTCGCCTAGGGCCCTATTCTCAATAATGAACTTTTGATAATTTCTAACTTCACGTTCAAGAACGTTACGAGGATAGATTCTTCCATTCTGATTCAAGGTGTCTGATTTTTGCAAGACACCTTTCATCATGATCTTTCCGTTGTTGGTCTCGCGCATCTCCTTGATCATGTCAGGAGTGTAATCAAAAACTTGGTAGGAATTTAACAATCTTAAATCAGACATTTTCTCCTCCTGACAGCTCATCAATCAATTTTATGTACAACATATATTCAGCGACGGTGTTATCATCGGGAGCAGATACTTCATTTAAAAGTTGTTCCTTGACTTCCGTCAGTTTGTTAGATAGGTATTTTTCTTTGTTGTCGTTGTCATCAACATACTTGTCAATTGCGGTCAACAGATTCTCTCTAATCTCTTTTAGTTTTAGAAGGACGGTCTTGTTATCATCACCATTTGCGGCAGAAAATGCATATGCTTTGATCAATGACTTCTGTTCAGCCGTCAATGTGCCGTCATACTTTTCGCTGAGCTTGTTCATCATGATCTTCATCAACAACCTGCTTGAACCCGCTGACGACTCAGCGACAATCTGTTCATTTGGTTCTTGCTTCGCAAAAGTAAGCCACTTGACGACCTGATCTTCATACTCAGCCAACCTGGAAAGATCAGGAGAAGAGGATCTCCAATCGTTGATCAAGTTTTGCACAGTGGCAAACGTCCTGTACTCTCTTATGTGTTGATCATAAAAATGATCATCATTCAATTGATGATTGATTGATCTTATTAAGAGAGATTTTTCCCTATCTAATTCTGCGGTATCGTGCGTCCGGGCAGCAGCCTTTGCTTCACCTAAGATTGATGCAGCAACTGCATCAGAACTGACCGTGGTCTTCATGATTGAATTAATCAATCTAAATTCCTTATACAGTTCAGATCCAGGTCTAAAGTGCGCTTTGACGATCTTCAGCGCCTTGGACGATTTCTTCTTATCATCGTCAACAAGAGCCTGTGATATCGTACGAACCAAGAACTCGTATAACAATCCTGTGTTTCTTTTCTTATTGTGAGCCGACATTTAGGTCAGATCCTTTCAAAAACCAATCTAAATAATCCGGTGATTAACAACGGATAGCAAATATGGCATAAATATCGAGAATTTTCTATTTTATTCCTCGACATTCAGGTCAATTTCTTCTTGAGCCTCAGTCAACAGACCATCTGTCTTTTGTTGAGTTTTGCTCATGCCGAGAGACGTAGACATTTTCTTCAATGTAGACACCATATTGGGAGACAACGCTGGAGCAGGCAAATGTGATGAACCTCTAGACGTTGACTCTGAGAAAGGATCATTTAAGCTCTTAAAGAACGACTTATCATGAGGGTCTTTTAATGATACGTTCTTTGAGCTCAACATGCTTCCAAAGTCAGGCATGTGTAGAGTTCGACGTTTGCGTTTCCTGTTATACATGTACCTCTTTGCATATGCTCCAGGTTTGACAGGAAGACCATCCTTTTCGTCAAGTTGGGGGAGCGTCTCATCCTCATCTATGTCACCTGACATCAGAAGTTGAGCATCATCATCAGCATCATCTGCAATGTCATCAGATGCAAATAAGCTCTCACCTTCTCCGCCTTCTTTTCCTCCTTCTTCACCTTCAGGAGGCTTCTCTTCTGCTTGTGCTTCTTCTGCTCCTCCTGTCGCTGCAGGCATGGCAGCCTCTCCGGCGGCTGGTGTACCTGCAGCTTGAGCTCCTTCAATCGCGAGATCCATGGACTTTTCTTCGTACCTTTGCTCGTTGATCTCCTCGACTTGGTCATCATTCAAGCCCCAGATCTCCTTCTGAACGAAGGTTCTGCTGCCCATTCCTTCAGGAAGAGCTCCTGCGATCTCAAACTTGGCCTTCCAAAGTTCCAGCTTCTGTGATTGAGCGATCGTAGACGGATTAGAGAGTCGCAGAGTAAAGTTTTGAAGTTCTTCTCCGTCGTATCCATTTGAGTATAGATGAATTATCGCAAGCTTATTAAGCTCAGATATCAACGTCTTTTGAATGACGCTGATCGTTCTAGAGAACCTGATGTCTTCTTGCGCTAGAGTCGCCTTGGAAGACAACATTTCATCATATCCTAGGTAAGCTCGTGGCACCTTTAACGCAGCAAACAACTTTTTCTGCATGTACTGCACGTCTTCTACTGAGGCTGCATTCTGTCCACCTGACAGAGTGTCGATCTTAGTTCCAGATTCTCCGCCTCTGACTGCGATGAAGTAATCGTCCTCAACGCTCAATGGAGAATACCTTAGATCGACTCTGCCTGTGTTGCGATCGATGACTTGATTCGTGCGAAGATTCTTACGTTGTTCCTCGACGTACATCGGTACGTTTTCAGGAGGAATGTTTGCAACATCGATGTAAAACACACGGCGTTCGGGCGCGCGGACGAGGCGATACACCAACATCGCATCTTCCAAAAGAATCAATTGTCTCCATATACGGCGAGCAGGTTCTATCAGAGAAGAACCGTATGGCAAGAACATATCATTTCCTAAGAGACGAAAGTGCGTTACCTCCCAATTCTCTAAAGTTCTATTTCCTAACGTGGACCACCGATATCGAACTGCAAACGGATCTTCTCTATCGTAGTTCTCTTCGCGCTCGATCTCATTGACTGGTATTGGAAACGCATGAACTACGCCTTGTGTGGGAGAAACATCGTTATATAAAAAGAAATCACCATACTTGACGAGGTTTCTTGCCCACGACCTAAGGTTAAATTCTACGTTAAGGATGTTGTAGAACAAATCTTCAAGTATGTCTCTTGTCTTTTCATCATCTGAATAAATGTGAAGAATTCGACCTTTATCATCCTGAGCAACAGTTTCATCAGCATAAATGTCCATTGCAGCTGCAATTTCGGCAGTGTTATGGGATATCACTGAATCTGTTGCAAAATTTTTATAACCGTCAACTGTCAGGTCGTACAAGGGAATGATTTCACCCGGCTCTATGGAAACAACCTTCATGTTTTCATAAGAACTTGAAAAATCAGTATAGTTTTTGTATCCAGCTTGCTTTATTCTCTTGTCTAAGATCGTCGCTGTGGTAGAAACTTCTTCTGCTAACTTCGCCTTTGACATGCCTTTAGAGAATTTTGAGCATATCAAATCAAAAGTTACCCCGTGCTCATAACGAGGATTTTTTTCACCTCTGTTATCCCAAGCATGGTTTCTCCAATCTGGATTATAGGCCTTTGCAAACGTCTCAAAGTTTTGATAACCATGCCTGCGCAATCTTCTTTTAATTACGTTAGGATCTGTACCAAAAACTTCACACACCCTGTAAAGATTAAAGTCGACACTTTCACTTATTTCAAGTATCCTACCGAAAGTTATGTCTCTTCTTTCAGCAGGATTGTTCTCAGTCATAAACCTTGAATGATTGACCTTAAACTGCTCAATCCACCCTGAATTTTGCTCTGACCATTTCACTCCGTTGATAATCTTTGAGTGAAGATTTCGATGCTCTAGATCAGTCATAACCCGAAGGTTCTCTAATCGATTATCATTTTTTTTGAAGTTGACGTGGTGCACTACTTCATTTTCTTCAAGCGAGGATCCTTTTAGCATTTCACCGAGTATTCGGTGTTCTGCAACCCATCCGTTCATCTTGGATCTACGGTCCATTGAATAGATCCAACGATATCCTTCACCTTCTTCTTTACACCCATTGAACAAGTCCCTTCTGTAAAAGGGCATCATTGCGTCGCCGGGTTTGAGGTTTTCAATCATGCAATAAATGCCGTCTCGTTTCATGAGACGATGATTCGAAGATCCGGTGATTTTTTGACCGTTATCAAAAGTAACAACGTATGATTGATCAACCGTCGTTTGCCTAGCCTGCTTTGCCAGTGCTGGAACTATTCTTCCTAAATTATGATCATAAGAATAGACCACAAATTTATAGTCAGGGTTCTTAGAACATTCTTCTGAAAGTTCTTTAATCGTTCTATAGCCTCCAGGAACGGCTATTAACGTATCTCCGTGTAGGCAGTATTCCATTTCCTGGAAATCTTGATACCTCATCAAACGTTCTGAGAGGTTGTAAGAGTTTGCAGTTATTACAGAATATGACGGCGACGTAGAGCGCTGAAATAGCAATGCACCAGAAGATTTCACCTTGTCAGCGATTGCTATTGTAGTATCAACTCTTTTTATCTTACGCTTCACCACAGGGCCGCTTTTAAACAGCCTTGTTAAACGTTGAAACAAGTTTTTATTATCGTTCTTTGCCACAGGACGCTTTCAGGATTAAACAGATAATATAACGTTAAGAAGACAATTGATTAAGCTCTGCCAATTTCTTCTTCATCTTCTTCAGAATCTACGTCCATATCCATGTCCATTTCATCCTCATCAGAAGATTCAAACTCTTCAGATTCTTCATCTTCTGCACGAGAGACGTAGTTCAACGGCTCACGAAGCATGTTTTCAAGCATGCTTTGAACTTGTTGAAGATGAGGAGACAGTGCATTTAATGCAGCAGGAGGAGCTTCCTTTTCAAATGCGTTGATTTCCTCGTATAGATCGACGACAAGAACGTATAGGCTCTTTGCCTCGGCCGTGTTGAGAGACTCGTAGATGACTTGCGCATTCTTGTTGATGCTTTCCTGCAACTTCTTAAGATCGATTTTCATGTCCTTTTACCTCTGCGTATATCTATACACTCACTTGTACAACCAAGACATATCATCCATACCGTGATTAAATTTAGGATCAAGGTGTTTGACCTGTGAAGGTTCTCTTAATTTATAAACGTTCGTTTGATTGATTTGATTCGACCCCTTAGAATTCGCTCCTAACGTATATGTAGGATTGTTTGGAATAGCTCTAGCGTCGATGCTTGACACTCCGGTCGCTTTTAACATCGCCATCGCCATGGCATATCCAGAATCATTGTTTCCTTGAGCACCTTCCGTCAACCAGCTTCCTATTGCAAGACTCATTATCAAATCGTCATGGCTATCCTTAGAAGCCATCGGCTTGTTACCATTCCATATAAAGGCCTGTAGTTGATCATATAGCCTTTGAGAATAACTTTTTAAAGTCTTATTACGGATCAATTCCTCTAATTTCGTAAGAATTTGTACTCTTGTTTTCTGGTTGGTAGGAAACCCAGGCAATTCATCTTGATTCAGCGGCGTGTAGTTCATTATGTCACCGCGATTGTTGTAATAGTACATCCTCGGATACCCGGTATCTCGAAGCTTAACGTTCACGAAATACCCAAACGTATTGTTCTCAGGACAGATCAATGCACCGTTGTATTTCTTGCCCCATTCTGCAAGTAGATCTGCAAACTTTTCTGGAGGTATCTTACCCATGTACTCAGCAACGACTTCTGACGTTTTGTAATCTAAAACATGAAAAGTAGAATAATCTGAAGCATCGCCTCGGGCGACGTCTGCTGACAAAACGTAGGTTTTTGCTGGATCTGGCTGCTCCCAAATCCAAACATTTCTATCAAATCCAGACTTTTCAAGAGGGGGTCTTATCATAGACCTTAAATCCTCTAGGTCTTCTGATTGCAAAAATGTGTCACCCGACGTGATGAAGTCACAAAGGTACTCTTGACTTACTTTTCTCTTTGGAAGATTACGAGTCTCTTTTACGAACCACGCCTCATCATGTTCAGGATGAACGGTCCACGGCAGTCTTATCGGATTGAACTCATTCGTTCCAGCTTCCGCCTCAACCCATAATCTGTAGTACAATCCACCGACACCATTTGGAGATGAAATAAGTATTGCATTACCACCTGTCGTCAGCGTGGGATACAAGCCTGTCCAGATCGTATCAAAGTCTCTAATGAATGCACACTCATCGACGATGAGAAGCGATAGAGACTCAGAACGACCTGCATCTTCTGACGTAGGAACTGCTTTTATTTGAGAACCATTGCTGAATGATATCTGCTGTTTGGACGGTTCAAAACGAGGCATCAACAACCACTTTGGAAGAGATTGAAGCATGACGTGAACCTTCTTAATGAAGTTCTGCGCAGTGGCCAGTTTTGTTGCGATGATAAGGATGTTCTTGTCCTTGTAGAAGATCGCAAGCCATGTCGCATACGCAGCAGATATTGTAGACAGGCCTAATTGACGAGACTTTAGGACTATGTTAAAGCGTTGCTCTTGAAATGCTTTTACACAATCGTTCTGAAAGTCATACGTATTAAAAGGAATCGTGCCTTTCAGCGGATGCTGGATCTTAGCATAGTTCTTAATGAAATAGATTGGGTCTTTACCGCAAGCGACAATCTCATTGACCTGCTGCTGTTTCGTTAATGGTTTTTCTTGCATTCAATCAACCTACCTCAAAGACAACTTGCTTTCTATAGATTGCAGTTCTCTTGGGGTTATGAACTCCAAAACCAACAATTTCCACTGAATCTGATGATGATACTTCTTTCAGCTTTAGAGCCTTGGAGGTCTTTTCTTTGTAAGAGTTCTTGACTGCATCAAGCACAGCTTTAATGTTATGAGAAGAAGCTTCAACCTCGCGTAACTTGACCTGTAACATCTGTCTTTCAGAGGCAAAGTTAACGATTGTTTGATATGAGACAGACAACATGTCAGGTCCGATCATTCTCATCTTCACGGAAAATGAATTGACGATCGGCGCGGCTGATCTTCCCCAGGAAGTATCGATGGCTTGGCCTAAAGCATTATAATCTAATTCTGGCATGATAGACAGTAATCCTCAGTAACTAAATATTGAGATGGTCTAAAACAACATATTGACGGTCATCTTTTTTCCACCCTTTAACTTTTCGTTGACTTGTTCCTTCGTTGGGCGCCATCCTTCTTTCCATGCAGGTTGATTTGGACGGGCCCAAAAAGTCTCACAATGTTCGCAACATTTAAAAAA